ATAGTATGAAAGGATTGATACAAGTAACCGCCACCAAGGGAGGGCGTACAATAACAAGCGAGGTCTTCGGAGATATGGGAGACAAAGAAACTTTATTCGGTCAGCTAATGAACCGACACAAAATAACACACAACGAACGCCACTTATGGAAGCTGAGTAGCGTAGTAATTAACGAAGAGGTAAACCTATGACAAAAAAAGAACAGATAGCCCACTTCGGTTATATAACTAGAGAGATGGAGAAGGTGTTATTCAGCAAGGGAGATGACTACGCTAACCAAGATAGACTCAGTAACTTTAAATTAGCTGGAGCTATTACGGGAGGCAACGCAAGCACGAACTGCTTAAACCTAATAGCTACTAAAGTAGCAAGGCTTGGAGTACTTCTAAACTCAGATAAAAAACCAAATAACGAGAGTATAGAAGATAGCGTATTGGACTTAGCTAATTATAGTGTACTTTTGTGGATGATAATAAACGAAAATAAATAACAACAATGGAAAAAACAGAAAAAGTATTCGCAGAGGGTTTTATGTTTAAAATAAAACCTAACTCTCCTGAGTGGGTAGTAGGTACCTTAAGCCTAAAAGCAGACGAGGCAATAGCCTTTATTCAAAAGAACACAGACAAAGGATGGGTAAACCTAAACGTTAATATCGGTAAGAGCGGGAAACCTTATGTGGAATTGGATTTATGGAAGCCAACGCAAGCGGCTGCAACATCTCCCGACCCTGAGTTTAATTCCGAAGGGCTACCCTTTTGAGGTTAGAAGAGATATATTTTGATAAGAGCATTCGAAATTATGCTCTTAAATTAACAAACAACCAGCAAGAAGCCGAGGAGTTAGTCTCTTTGGCTTTTGATATTTGTAGCCATAAGCCCCCAAAAGAAAATATGAAGGGCTATTTTGCAATAGTAATGCGGAATCAATGGCTTAAGAAATGCAACAAGACAGACCCGTACTGGGCAATAGAAGAGAGTGAGAGCGAAGATATAGAAGACGTACTCGCAAAGATGAGCCACTACAACGCTAATCTAATTAGAGCGGTATATAACGGAGACACTCTAATAAAAATACACAACGAGACCTCTATAAGCTACCGCAGCATAAAAAGTGACTACAAGAAAGCCAAAAAAGAATTTAAAATTATGTACGAAAACAAAACTAAAATAGCTATCGTAATGCCGTCGGTAAGCGGAGTAAGCTACCACCGTTTAATGATGCCGCTTGTCAGACTTAGTCAGGACTACGGAATAGAAGTTATTTGCTTAGTTAATAACGCAGATGACTTCTTAGAGAAATTAGACGGAGTAACCCACGTTATTTTTAACCGTAACATCTCCGAGCTTATGAAGCCTGAAGAGACTATCTTAATTCTAAAGGCGAGAGGCATAAAAGTAATTTGCGATGTAGATGACTACTGGGTACTTTCAAAAGGTCATCCTTTAGAGGTTTACTACCGCAAAAGCAATATGGCAAAGTGCATACTTGCAAACATCAAATTTGCAGACCAGGTATGGACTACCACTAAAATTTTAGCGGAGAAGATAAGACCTTATAACAAAAACGTAGAGGTAGTTAAGAACGCTATTGACCCTAACGAGAAGCAATTTGCCTACGAAGACTTATCTTTAAAATTCGATACTTTCTTTTACTCAGGAGGCTCTACTCACCTTAAAGATTTAAAGCTATTAGGTAATGCCTTTGATAACGAATACCTAACCATTAAAAGCCCCAGAGTACCCAAGAGAATGAATCCGATACTCTCGCAAGTTAGCAGCATACAAGAATACGCTACGGAGTACCAGCATTGTGGAATCTGCGTAATACCTCTTAGGGATAACTTATTCAATAGATGCAAGTCTGAGCTTAAAATGATAGAGGCTGGACACTTTGCAAAGCCCGTAATAGTAAGCAACGTAATGCCCTATAACCTACTCGCTACGAATAGCAATAGCCTAAAGGTAAACGATAACGACTGGGCGGCTGCAATTAAAAAGATAAAAGGAAATTACAATATGCAGATAGAGCTTGGGTTAAAGCTAAAAGAAGACGTTAAAAGTAAGTACGATATAGTAAAAGAGAACGCCAAAAGATTACAAACATTATGAGCAAGAAAAAAACAATAAGCAACGCAGATTTTTTAAAAATTGAGTTAGAGAACGGAATAGGATTTCACAATCCTTCCTTTGTAACTTTAGCAAGCGAAACCGTAAAACAAATTAAAGAGCTACCGATTAAAAGCGTATTAGATTACGGAGCGGGTACGGGTGTATATTCGCAAGCCTATTTAAACGAAGCGTATGAGGTATTTGCTTTTGAGCTATTTAAAGAGCATAAGGATTATATTAACCTAAACGCTCCAAATGTTAGCCTAATAGAGAAGCCTATAACAACTGATTTGCTAAACTTTATAGAGACTGCCGAGCATATGACCAATGCGCAGCTTAATAAATTAATGAACGGTATATCTCCAAAGTATATACTCTTTAGTTCAACCTCTGAAAGAATACCTGAGTTTGATGAGCAATGGGGACATATTAATATAAAAGAGCAAACAGAGTGGGACTTATTTTTTGAGAAGTTTGGATACAAAAAAACAAAAGACTTGCCTTACCCAACAACCTGGTCTAAATTATATACTAAGATATGAGCGAAGAGCTGGAAAAAGAAATACGAGTAATAGTTAAGCAACAAAGCGGAGTAGTAAGCCCGCATCTTTTAAAGGAATTGCAGCTACTATCTCAACAAGACTTTAACTACCGAGTAGACATAAGCTGCGGTAAGTGTATATATAAGTATAGTGTTAAGCTATTTGATAAATATTTAAAATGACAAAAGAATATATATGCAAAAATTGCAATATAGAATTTATAAGTAATAAAGGTTGTAAAACAAGAATACCATTATTTTGCAGTAGAAAATGCTCATCTATTTTTAATTGCAAATTAAAGGAAGTAAAAGAAAAAATGTCTTTAGCTAAAAAAGGTAAAAAACCTTGGAATTTTGGTATAAAAATGTGGGAGGGCAAAGAACATCCAAAAGGCACTTTGGGTAAAAAATTTCCAGAAAGGTCTGGAGAAAATTGCCATTTATGGAGAGGTGGAGTTTCTACTGAAAATGAACTTGCAAGAAAAAGCGGAGAGTATAAACAATGGAGAAAATTAGTATTTAATAGAGATAATTACACTTGCGTTCATTGTATGCAATCTGGAGGTAAATTACAAGCAGACCATATAAAGCCATTCTCTCTATATAAAGAGCTTAGATATGATTTAGATAATGGTAGAACTTTATGCGTAGATTGTCATAAAAAAACAGAAACATACGGAAGTAAAATTTTTAAATATGGAATATAAAAAAATAAGTGAAATTAAGTTATTAGAAAACAACCCGAGGACTATATCCGATAGGCAGTTTAAAATACTTTGCACCTCAATAAAAAAGAATATAGACTACTTTGAGGCAAGACCTTTAATTCTATCCGATAGAACGGGAGAGCTTGTAGTAATAGCTGGAAACCAAAGATACAAAGCGGCTGAGAGTTTAGGACTAAAAGAAGTACCTACTTACTTAATGAAAAACTTGACCGAGGATACAGAGCGAGAGATAGTAATAAGGGATAATATATCTAATGGCGACTGGGATTTTGACCTACTCGCAAACGAATGGAATACTGAGGAGTTAGAAGATTGGGGATTAGATGGTTTTCCTTTTGAAGAAGCAACAGAGTTAGAAGCTGAAGAAGACGATTATACTGAGCCTGATAATATACAAGTAGATGTAGTTTTAGGAGACCTAATAGAAATAGGAGAGCATAGGTTGCTTTGTGGCGATAGCACTTGTAGCGACCAAGTAGCAAAGTTAATGAATGGAGAGAAAGCTGATATGGTATTTACTGACCCACCGTATGGCATTAGTATTGTTGATTCTAAAACAAATAAAGTAGGTGCTGAAAATTTAGCTAAGAATCAAGAATATTCAGCAGTAATAGGCGATGACACTACGGATACCGCAAAAGATTTTTATAATACTTGCATTTCTTTAAATATGGAAAACTTTATTATTTGGGGTGGAAATTACTTTACTGATTTTTTACCATTTTCAAAATCTTGGATTATTTGGGATAAGAGAGGAGATATGAATAGCAATAATTTTGCTGATGGAGAAATGGCTTGGTGTTCTTTCCATAGTAGAGTAAGAATATATAAACAGATATGGAACGGAATGATTAGAGAAGGGGAAAGCGGGCAGCGTGTACATCCAACACAAAAGCCAGTAAAAATGCTTGGAGAAATTATTGAAGACCACATAAAAGGAGATTTGATATTTGACGGCTTTCTCGGCTCAGGCTCAACAATGGTAGCATCACACCAACTTAAACGTAAATGTTACGGAATGGAATTAGACCCAAAATACTGCCAAGTAATAATAGATAGAATGAGCAAGCTCGACCCTTCTTTAGAGGTTAAGATTAATGGAGTAGTATATAATAAGCAAGAAAATGAACCAACAAAATCCAACATTAAAAAGGGCTATGATAGAGGCTTTAGAAAAGTCACTCGGTATAGTTACCTCAGCTTGTAAATCAGTTGGGATAAATAGGTCTACTCACTACGACTGGCTAAAGACTGACGAGGACTATAAAGCCGAGGTAGAAAGTATAGAAGATATTGCGATAGACTTTGCAGAGAGTCAACTTCATAAACAGATAAAAGACGGCAACCCTACAAGCACTATTTTCTACTTAAAGACTAAAGCTAAAAAGAGAGGTTATATTGAGCGTCAAGAGATACACCAAGAGACAACCTACAAGAGCCTCGATATTAATATAATTGATACTGGCATACCTTTAGCATCAAGCGAGAAAGATATACTTGATTAACACCAGCTCAGTATATCGAAGCAATTTTGCAGCTACTGCGGATATCGTAGTTAATCAGGGTGGAACATCTTGTTTTGCTGGGACTCAATGCGTAGTTACCTCAGAGGGTTCTAAACCGATTAAAGACATAGAGGTAGGAGATTTAGTTAAATGCTATGACGAGGCTAAAAAGTCTATCGAGTGGCGTAAGGTATTAAATAAGTTTAAGTACGATAATAGCAAAAGAACTATTAAAGTAACGCTAAAAAATGGGCAGACAATTATAGCTACTGAAGACCACAAATTTTATTACGAGGGCGGTTGGTATTCTCTAAAATATATACTATCTTTACAAAATGGAACATTGGAAAAAGATTAAAGGTTTTAGCGATTACGAGGCGAGTACTCTTGGTAGATTAAGAAGTCTAAACTACAAGCGAACTAACAAGGTTAAAGTTTTAAAGCCTTCTATAAGTGGAGGGTATTTAAAGACTATGCTAAAAGACGATAGCGGTAAATATAGAAGCTCTTACGTACACAAATTCGTATGCCTTGCTTTCTTAGGCGATAGACCTACTAAGTATGAGATAAACCATATAGACGGATTAAAGATAAATAACTCTATTGAAAACTTGGAGTATATTACTAAGTCTGAAAATATAAAACACGCTTACAAACTTGGGCTAATATCTGTAAAGGTGGGCAGCTCTAATGGAATGGCTAAACTAACCGAGTCAGATGTTTTAGAGATAAGAGAACACGCAGCAAATAGCGGGCGTTATTATGGCAGACAAGTGCTTGCAGAAAAATACAAAGTTTCTGAATGCACAATAAAAGAGGTAGTATCTAAAAGAAGAGGCAAGTTCTATAATGTTTGATTTAAGCCAAGTAGAAAGCTGGGAGTATGTAGAAGAGCAAATAGTCTACGATATAGAAGTAGAGGACTGCCATAACTATTTTTTAGATGTAGGCTTTGATGTCTTAGTTCATAACTCAGGAAAAACTTACGCTATACTCCAAGTGCTATTCTCAAAAGCAATAGCAGACACTTGCACTATAACCGTAGTAGGTCAAGATATACCTAACTTAAAAGTAGGAGCTTTAAGAGATGCTATCGACATTCATAATGCAGATGAGGCTATTAAGCAGCAAGTAACTTTCTACAATCGCTCAGATAGGGTATTCACTTTTAAGAATGGGTCTATCATAGAGTTCAATTCTTATGATAACGAGCAAGACGCAAAGTCAGGTAAGAGAGATTATCTATTCGTAAACGAGGCAAACGGAATACCCTACAATATATTTGAGCAGTTAAGCCTACGTACTCGCAAGCAAGTCTATTTAGACTATAACCCTGATACAAGCTTTTGGGTTCACGACAAAATAATACCTATGCCGAACGCTGAGTTAATAATCTCAGACCATAGGCACAATCCTTTTTTAAGTGATAAGATACGCGAAAAGATAGAAGCTCTAAAAGATAAGGACTTAGACTTATGGAAGGTATACGCTCGAGGTCGTACCGGTAAGATAGAAGGGCTAATCTTAAAAAAGTGGTACGTATTAAACGAGAGCTTTGACGATAAAAACTTAATAGGATATGGCATTGACTTTGGTTTCACTAATGACCCTACTACTTTAGTAGAGGTAAGGCTTCAAGACGGCGAGTTATGGGTAAAGGAGTTAATATATGAGACTGGGCTAACAAATAGAGATATAAGCGATAGAATGGAGGCTTTAGGCATAAGCAAAGGAGCTTTGATAGTGGCAGATAGTGCCGAGCCTAAAAGTATAGAAGAGCTTAGGCGTTTACGCTGGACTATTGACGGGGTTAAGAAGGGAGCAGATAGTATAATGTTTGGAATTAACTTGCTAAAAGGTTATTCAATTAACGTACATTCGTCAAGTAAAAATTTAATAAAAGAATTGGAGCAGTATAAGTGGAAGGTAGACAGAAACGGAGATAGTTTAAACGTTCCGATAGACGGCTATAATCACGCAATAGACGCACTTAGGTATTTAATAATGCACAAATTTAGTAAGAAAGGATATGGAACATACAAAGTTATCTAAGATTACCGTAGGACAATACCAGCTACTTAACGAGATAGATAGCACGCTGCCCGTAATGGAGCAGAACATCTACGCAGTAGCAGCAATAAGGGATATTACTTACGAGGAGGCAAGTAAGGTTAAGCTAAAAGACTTCGGGTTAATGATGGCAGAGCTTGGGGAGTTTAATATTAAGCAGTTAGAGAAGCTAAAAATTAATAGCAGAGTAATACTTGACGGAAGCGTTTACCATATAGAACACAAACCCGAGAAGCTAACAAGCGGTCAGCTTCTTGACATAATCAATATTAGAAGTAAGTACTCAGGCGAAGGCGTTAAGGTTATGGATTTACTCTTAGCAGCTATAAGCAAGCCCGAAGGCAAAAACTACGGAGACGATAACCTCAGCTTAAATGAGCGAGCAGCTTTAATACGAGGAACGGAATTAGACAAGGTATGGAATATCTTTGTTTTTTTTTGGAATCTTTGGAACGATTACTTGAACAATACCGAGGACTCTTTGAGCAAGTGGATGAAGGACACTCTGAAGATGACGCGGGAGATTTTGGACAACGATGGGGACTATTCAGCATAATAGAGGCTATGTCTAAACTCCACAATATAAGCATAAATGAAACAACTAAACTTGGAGCGATTGAGTTCCTTAACTGGTGGGCTTATATGGTAGAGAAAGCTAACTACGAAAAGAATGCAAAATAAATTATACGCTAATTTAGATAAGTATTGGCAAACGGTTGTCGATGACTTAGTACAATCCTTAAAAGACGTAGGCAGATACGCAAGCGGGAATACTGCTCAGGCGATAGGAGACGGCAACGCTCAGCCCGTAGTAGTAACCGCAAACGGATTTAAGATTACAATAGCAATGCCTGATTATTATGAGTACTTAGACGAGGGCGTAAGCGGAGCTAAAAACAATACGGGTATATCGAGGTTCAAATACACTAATAAAATGCCACCTATAAAAGCTATACGGAAGTTTATGCTTAATAGAGGTATAAACGCTCCAAGAACAAGTAACACTAAATCAGGTAAACGGCAAGACGCTGAGAAGATACGAAACGGTATAGCCTTTGCAATAGCTCGCAGCATATTTAACAACGGAACAAAGCGAACCAACTTTTATAGCAACGTTATAAACGATAAAAAATTAATAGCTTTCGAGCAGATGCTTTTAACTCAGTATAGTGATTACGTTTTAGAAGTAATTAAGTTAAAATAATCTCTTATGAGTCCTTTTTTATTTTAGGGCGTATATATAGAAAATGGCTATTACTATCCAAGACCAACCGAGTACAACTTACATAAGACCAGCCTTTGCGCCTATTGAGTATTTATTAAGCTCAACAAGTACCGCACAACCTGGCTTTAAAATAGTATGTAAAGTATATCTAAACCCAAGTGGAGCGAATACGCTTATAAGCACTCAGCAAATAAACGTAAGACCTTCCACTACTCAGGCTATACTAAGCATCCAAGACGTAGTTAAATCGTTTGTGCCTATTACCTACTCAGTACCTAACGGAGATACGGTAGGGCTTATAACAAATACTTTAAATCAATTTAGGGTAACATTTCAGGAGTATTACAACGGAGCTTTACAAGGCTCGGTAGTTACCTCTAACACTATAAGCTCTTCGGCTGCTTCTCCTAAGTACATTCAATTTGCTTCTAACGAGTGGCAAGATTACCAATTAGCGACAAGCGCAACATTTAAAAACCTACTTAGTAATTTTAGTAATACAATACCGGTTATAAACGCTTTTAGTTCTGCTAATAATTGGCTAAAGGTAAAGACTAACCAAAAGACTCAAATACAATGGGTACAAAGTGGAGCGACTGCAAATTTTAGAGTATGGATTAAAACACTAAACGCCTCTTTTACTCAAATCTCACTTAGTCAGTTAGACTTAGGCACTACCTCAAAGGGTTACTTTGCTTTAGATATTGGAAGGCAAGAAGCCTCTGCTCACGCTTGGGATACTCCGATAGTTTGGACAAACGCCAAATACTACGCAGTAGCTATATACGATGAGTCTACTTTAGAGCTTGTATCTAATGCTTACCTTTATGAGTTAGATAGCTGCGATACTAACTACACACCTTACGAACTGCACTGGTTAAATCGTTGGGGAGGCTTTAATAGCTTTGTCTTTGACGGCAAGAGCAACCAAACTACGCAGATAAATAAAACCTTTGCAAAATACTCTCCCGATAGAGTTAGCGGTAGTACTTTAGTTTATAAAACCTCAGCACAACGTACAAGGGCTTTTAACACCGCTACAAGCGAGAGTTATAATCTTAATAGTAGATTACTTGAAGACTTCGAGGTAAGTGGCTTAGAAGACCTTATTTCGTCTCCTGAAGTTTATTGGAGAAGTGACGAGGGCTTTGTAAGCGTAAACGTAAGCGGCAATACCTACCAGCACGCCAAAAGCGAGAACGGATTAGTGTATAGTTTAGCTTTAGATATGACTATTGAAAACTCAGACGAGAGACAATGGTAATAGAGCATATTATAGCGGGCTACTCTATACCGCATAACGAAGGGGCTATACCTTTAACAAAAGAGGCTTACGATGTAAATAACCCACAAAAAAGGTTAAGCGATTACTCTAAGACTATTACTATTCCTGAGGGCAAGTTAGTAAACCAAATCTTTGAACACGCTTTCGATGTTAACGTAGATTTTTTAACCTTTAATCCTAACCTTAAAACAAGCTATCAGATACTACAAGACGGAGTATTAGTAATTGACGGATATTGCCAGCTTTTATCAATCAAAGACATAGACGGCTTAGTAACTTACGAGATAGCTGCTACGGGTAAGGTAGGTAACCTATTTGAGAAGATAAAGGATAAGTACTTACAAGACTTAGACCTATCCGCTTTAGACCACGCTTGGACTCAAGCTAATATAGAGGATAGCTGGACGGCTACAATAGGCGAGGGATACGTTTACCCTATGATAGATATAGGAGGGCGTAGTAGGTATACTCTTTGGAAAACTCAAGAATTTAAACCAGCTATTTACTTAAAGCAATACTTAGACGCTATAATCGAAGAGGCGGGATATACTTACGATAGCACTTTTTTAAACACAACGCTATTTAAGAGCTTAATAATTCCTTACGGAAGCGGTAAGATACTTTTAGACAACGCTGCTATATTGTGTAAGGAGTTTAGTGCGGAATGCATAACAAGCGATTTAGTGCAATGCCAAAGTATAAGCGACCCAGCTAATTTAGCCGATAGTATTTTAGTCTTTGACAAAGCAGATTTTATCTCAGATTATTACGCTCGAGTAACTGCTAACGGTGGAGTATTAGAAAACCAATCTTGTTTAGAAGCTGAGTTCCCTAATGAATACTTTAATACTTGCGAGGACGAGTATAACGAGATGACGGGTATTTATACTGCAGAAGCAGATAACAAAATAAGCCTTCAGGGAGTTTTAAATTTTGATTTAATTTATACGCAAATTGCAGTAAATACTACCGATATTCTTAATTTTCTTTCATCTTCTCCAAACTTTAAAGCTTACGTAAGAGCTTTTGTAGTAGAAAAAATAGGTTTAAATTATACTATAAAACAAATACTACAACTTAATATAACGCAAAATGCAATAGACAACTCTTTATCCTCTCCAAGTTCCGTAATACCTAATAATTCAGTTACTTTTAAAACTGGGGAAATAGATACTACTTTGGGCGGTGAGTATTTTATTTCTATTGGAGAGGTTTATTATGTATCTAATAATTTTGTAGCGGCGGTACATAATGAGTTTGACTTTAAATTAAAAACGGGAAGTACTTTAGCGTCTAAATATTTAGAGACTGAGCTTGGAGTAGGTGAGACAATTATTACAAATTTAGTTATACCAAAACAAATTAAGCAAATAGATTTATTTAGTAGTGTTATTAAGCGTTTTAACCTTTATATAGATTATGACCCTTTAGACGATACTAAATTAATAATAGAGACAAGAGACGATTACCTAACCTCTGACAAAGTAGATATAGAGCAAATGGTAGATAGGTCAAAAGATTACCTTATTAAGCCTTTAGGAGCTTTAGACGCTGGTAGGTTTATCTTTGCAGACCAAGAAGACAAAGACTCTTTAAACGATAACTATAAGAATATCTATGACGAGGTTTACGGACAAAAAATAATAAACGTAGACAACGATTTTATAACTTCAGATAAAACGATAGGGACAATATTTGCACCTACTCCGCTTTATTCCTCAGACGATAACGATAGAGTTATATCGGCTATGCTATTTGTAAACGAAAATGGACAAGTAACAGAAGCTACCGCCAAAATTAGGCTTTTATATTGGGGTGGATTATTACCTACTCAAAAGTCTTGGGCGTTTGAAAGTAGCTTGAAAACTTCTTACCCTTACGCTGGTCATTTAGATAACCCTTACGAACCTACTTTTGATTTGAACTGGGGAGTACCTAAGCAGCTATTTTATAACTTTAACTACGGCAAGGTTTACACCCTTAACTATCCGAATACTAATTGCTATAATTTCTTTTGGAAAAAATATATAGAGGAGATTACCGACAAGAATAGCAAGATACTCGAATGCTATTTAGCTCTAAGACCTTACGACTACAACGAGCTTTCCTTCCGTAAGAACTATTACATTGATGGAAGCTATTGGAGATTATTAAGCGTAACAGATTATGACGCTACAAGCGGACAGACTACAAAGTGTACCTTTTTAAAGGTAGAGCCTAAAGCAGCGTTTATAGGAGAGATTAAACCAGTATACGGAGGTATCGGAACTTATGAAAACGGAAACGAGTTACCAATAGGCAACGGACTTGTAAAGCCTAACGGTAATACTGGTCAGACTCAGGACTCTCTACAATTTGGAGAAAGCGTAAAGGGCGGCACTCGTTCGCTTATTGCTTCGGATAACGTAAGTCAATCCTTAAACTCTGTAAATGCGTTAGTTATTGGGAGTGACTACTCAGATGTAAACGCTGACAACGTAACTATAATTAACTCTCCTTACACTAACGCTATAAGACCTGACGAGACTTATATTAACGGTCTATTCGTAGAGAAGTTAGCTTCTATCGTAGTTCCTACCTCAGTACTTGAAAACTTAACCCAAGGGCTTGAGGTATTACCTACTTTACCAGCCGACGAGTTTTACCAAATAACAAGGGGATATATTAGATTAAACGGAGACCCAGCTACAACGGGTAAAAAATTAGAGTTTCAAACCTCAGTAGAAGCTCACTCTTTGTATAGCATAAAAGCAGCGTTTTTTAATACCGCAAATAACGTAGGGTATATAGACGAAGACGCTCACATAGAAGCTGACATACACTTCGGAGAAGCTATAATCTTAAAAAGCCCCAGTACTGATATGACCTTTCCAAGCGGTGATACAACTTTAACAATTAATTTAGTATACAGAATAATAAAACTATAATGGCAGATAAAAAAATAGCCTTAGACTTAGAGGTAAATATAAAAAAGGGTGATATGACCCTTGCGGAGTTAAATAAGCAACTTCAAGACTTAGGCACTAATATCCAAGAGCAAAAGGATATATTAATCGAGTTTGAAAAAGAACTACTTGACCTCGATAAAATACAAGCAAGCACCTCTAAAACTGAGTTAGCAAGGCAAACAGAGTTAAAGGATAAACAAGAGGAGCTAAAAGTAGCTATTAAAGACCAAAGGTTAGCTATTAGAGACCTAACTAACGAGCAGTCTAAAGCTTCAGGAGAGGTAAACGCCTACAATAAAGAGCTTGAGAATACTAAAAAGGGATTAGATAAAACCGCAGAAGCTCAAAAGAAAGCCGCAACTGGAAGCGGTATACTATCGAGAGGAGTAAAAGCCGTAGGGACTGCATTTAAAGCTCTTGGAATAGGCGCAGTATTGGCAGCGTTAAAGTTTTTATTTGATGCATTAAGCCAAAACCAAAAAGTAGTAGACGTATTTAGCGTCGCTATGGAGACTATATCTATTGTATTAGGTAAGGTCGTAGGCGTTATAGTAGGAGTAGTAGAGCAAGTATCTAAAAGCTCTAAAGGATTTGAGGGCTTAAAGAATGTAATGCTGGGACTTTTGCGTTTAGCAATTACCCCGTTGCAATTAGCTTTCTATGGTATTAAGTTAGGCATACAAGAGGCGCAGCTAATTTGGGAGAAGTCCTTTTTTGGAAGTAAAGACGCTAAGACTATAACAGAGCTTACTAAAGGAATAGAAGAAACTAAAGACTCGATAGCTGAGGTAGCAAAAGAAGCCGTAAAAGCTGGAAGCCAAGTAGGAAGTAATTTAGGTAAAGCTATAAGCGAAGTAGGGCAAGTAGTAACTGCTTCAGTAGACGGTATAAGCAAAATAAGTATAAGCGGAGCAATAGAGCAAGCTAAAACAAACGTAGCTTTAAAAAACTCAGCATTATTGGCAGCGGCTCAACAAGGTTTATTGATAGAGCAGTACGATAGACTTGCGGAGAAGCAAAGACAAATAAGAGATGACGAAAGTAAAAGCATAAGCGAAAGGATAACCGCTAATAACGAGTTAGGTAAAATCTTAGAGATGCAAGAGAAAGCTATGGTATCTCAGGCAGATTTACAAATAGCGGCAGCGCAATCAGAGTTAAACAAAAATAATAATATAGAAAACCAAGTAGCTTTAACCGAAGCTCTTGCAAATAAGGCTGGAGTACTTGCAGCCGTAGAGGGTTTTAGGTCTGAGCAAATAGTAAATCAAATAGCTTTAAATAAAGAACTACTTGAGCAGAATAAAGCCTTAAGCCAAAGCGAATCAGACTTAGCTTATGAAAGACAGAAGTTTGACGCTATGCAAATAGAGGACAAATTAAAGTCTTTAATAACTTTAAGAGATATTGAAAAGGAACGCCAAAGAATAGAAGAGGAGAGATTACAAAAAATAGTAGATGACGCAAAGGCAGAGACTCAAGCAAAGGTAGACGCTCAAATAGCTTTAGACCAGTTTAAAGAAGCAAGCAGACAAGCTACACTAACTGCGGAGGCTGCGGTACTTGCAGAGATTACCGCTCTAAATAAAAAGGAGCAAGAAAATGCAGTAGCACTACAACAAGGTAAAATAGACTTAGCAATAAACACTCTAAACGCA